ATTTCAACCTCAACCTGGCTAATAAGCTGCTCACCAGGGTTATCTAACCAGCGAGCATATACGTCTGTGCCGAGAGATTGGTTAATTTCAGGGAGAGTTACCTGCAGGTAGGTCCTGTAGGCAAGATCACCATTACGGCTGATTGTGCATGTAACACGACGACCGAAATCGGCTTGACCAGAGAAAGTTTGTTCAATACTTTCCATAGCAAAGTTTGTGTGGCGTCTGTAAGACACCTTCCAGAAAGTAATTTCAGGGGTTCCTGTAAGGAACATATCTTGTGCGCCATAAGCGACTAATTGCATAAGTCCACCAGCCATCTTAGAATTCTATTCTATATACTTCTACAAAGAAAATAATTCCAGAAAAATACATTTAATTATATTTTATTTTTTCCTAAATGCTTTTCTTTTTGGGTTTTTACTTGATAAATGCTTTTTAATTTAATCCTTATTTTTTTTATATTTTAGAACCTTTTTTACGTATAAAATGAATTTTTTTACTTCATTTTATAATGTCGTTGTATTGGATTTTAAAAATGTTTCTAAATATTTTTCTTGGAATATTTCACGTCGATTTTCATGTTTTTTGATAAATATATAGGAATCTTCCTTTTTCTTAATAGTCCATCCTTGTTCTAAAGCATTTGTTATAAAAACCATTCGCTGGTAGGTTGATTTATCTAATTTAATATTGGATGGTAAATCTATGTTTAATGTTGTAGGCATATAAACACTATTTATATTGATTTTTTTCTACTTTTACGAGTAATTTATTATTAATAGTCTTAAATATATAAAACCTAAATTAATATATAATTATGAATAAAAAAAATATTAAAGTTAATACAATTGATGAAACCCATCAATCTATGTTAATGAAATTCCAAGAACATAAAGAAGAAACCATACCAACTCTTATTATTGAAAAAAAAAAGTTAAATGCGATAATACCCACATTAAAAGAAGACCAAGTTAGTGAATATATGGAAATCTGTGATCAAATCAAAAATATCACGTCACAAATACGAGAATTGAAACTAGAAAAAAAAAGATATTTATTGGACAATTCAAAATTTATATTTGATTTCTTTGAACAGAAAAAACAAATATCTGAAAGTTCCATTAATGTGAATCAAAATACCGATACATTAAATACTTTTTTCAAAATTAAGGCAAATAATGATGATTCTTCTGATCTCAATAGTGAAAAATATATACAATCAAAACAATATTTACAAAAATATTGGAGAAATATGAATATTGGTACTTTACAACCACAAGATTATATTGTTTCAGCAGACAAATGCGAATATTGTAATGAAGGGGAATTAATACCACAAGACGAAGAAGGTGTATTAATTTGCAATAACCTACAATGTTGTAAATTTGTAACGTATATTATAGATAGTAATAAACCGTCCAATAAGGAACCACCGAATGAAGTTTCTTATACTGCTTATATACGATTAAATCATTTTAAAGAAATATTATCACAATTCCAAGCAAAAGAAACTACGCAAATACCTTCTGAAGTTATTGATAATATTAGAGCACGGATTAAAAAAGAACGCATTACCGATATGAAAGAAATCAATTATGATAAAATGCGAGATATATTAAGAAAATTAAATTATAATAAGTATTTTGAACATATTCAATATATTAATTCCTTGTTCGGGGTAAAACCACCTATTATGAACGAAGAATTACACGAAACCTTATGTGTTTTATTTATTGAAATCCAAAAACCATGGGCTGTTCATTGTCCACCCAACAGAACCAACTTTTTTAATTATACATATACCTTATATCAATTATGCGTTTTATTAGACCAAACACAATATTTACCTTATATTCCAATGATGAAAGACCGTGAAAAACAACTAGAACAAGACATGATATGGAAGAAAGTAAGTGAAGATTTAGATTGGGAATACTTTCCAACAGTTTAAATTATATTTACCATTATAAATATAATTTAAATAATTAATCGACTAATTTATGCAGCAAATTTTAAGCCACCTACTAAAGAACTACCTAGCGTGAAGCCAGCACCTGTTCTTGTTGAATCGCCCATAGCAGGAATAAATACATCAAGAATACTGAATACAGCAGCTGCGGTTAAAGCAATAATCATTACTTCTTCAACTGATAATGCTTTCTTGGGGATTAGCATAGCACAAATACCTACTGCTAAACCTTCTATTAAGTACTTAATAGCGCGTTTTACTAATTCGTTAAGATCGAAAAGTCCGTCCATCGTATATTATTAGAGTATATATTTTTTTCTAAATAATAGGAAATAGTAATTAACATTAAAATTACTTAAATAATAAAGGGATAAAATAATATATGTCTAATTTTGATAAAAAAATTTTAGAAAACGGACAACAAAATCCTAAATATATTGATTTATGTGATGAAGATCAACCAATTGCAGGACAAAAATTTGCATGTCTATCATTTGTATCACCTGATAAAATTTTAAAAAAACGCGAGGAGTTTCTTTTTAATACATTTATAAAACGTTGGGATTTTTCTAAATCGATGGAACGTTATTTTGAATTTATTCATTTTATTGCTTATAAATACTCCTTAAAAGTGGATACTCTTATCGACGATTTTAATGAATTTATAAAAGAAGAATCTGTTAAATTACAAAAAAACGGTATTGAAGATGATTTTAAAAATTTTATAGATAAAGAAGAAGATAAATTGAATGAAAAATTCAATAAAGAACATTCCTTTCAAACTTCTGTTCGTGGATTAAAAGTTCGTGGTGTATATGGTACTCAAGAAGAAGCTGAAATGAAAAGCAAACAACTACGTGAAAAAGATCCTAGTCATGATATTTTTGTTGGTCCTGTCGGTACTTGGTTACCTTGGGATCCTGATGCGTACAAAACCGGACGTGTGGAACATATGGAAGAAGAATTAAATGCTCTTCATCAAGAGAAGATGAAAAATGAAGAACTTGCGAAGAAAGAGTTTGAAGAACGAATACGTGAAACGAAGAAACAAGCGATTCGAGAAAATATCGAAAAGGCTAAAAAAAGTGGTAATGTATTAACGCAAACCATCGATGAAGAAGGTAATTTATCAGGCGTTATGGAGAATGTTGATTTTGAGAGTAGAGAGGCTACCACCGCCGAAGAAATACAAATTCACAACGAAAATTTTATGAAACAACAACAACAACAACAACAACAACAACAACTAAAAAATAAAACCGATTAATAATCTACTATAAAATATTTTTTAAATCTATATAAATAAATTTATCCTTATTTATATAGATGTCTACTTTTAAACTATTATATCATACCCCTTTATGTGATAAAAATGAAACAATTGATTATAAAAATATTATTGATCGAGATAACAATTATCAACGCTTTATTCATAATAAAATGAATAATAACAATCCTTATTTAGATTATACTTCTATGTTATTTATTAATATGAAAAATTATGGTAAATTTGAAATATTAAAAATGTTTATGTTTAATCCATTTATTGACCCTAATAATAAAAAATCTTTGATTGAATATTTTTGTAAAGTTCAAACACATTATCACGCTTTAAGTTATTTCGCATTTCAATATAAATATAAACGTGCGAAAATTGTGAATGATAAAGATCTTTTTTTTAATAAAATAATAGAAACTCAACCTAGAATATTATCACTTTATGTGAAAAATACCAAATATTTATTTTCTATATCCGATTTAAAAAATATTATTAATACGTCTTTGTATAACACCGACCTAATGTTTTCTATGCCTTTAAGTATTAAAAATCCTTATGATAACACACCTTTTTCAAAAGCAAATTTATATAATATATATTTATTCTTTAAACATAATGATATTATGATGCCTACTATTTTTCATTTGTATTTTATATCTAATTTTAATATTAAAAAATTTCAAAATGATCATGAAGTCATTATTCGTAATTATTTAATTAATAATTATTTAAGAATAAATACAAAAACTTGTATTGTTAAACATATCAAGAAAATGTTGACTGAATTTAATAATAAACATCGTAAACATAAAATTAATATTGATAGTGAAATTCCAAATGACTTATTATTCAATACATTTAAATATCATAATCAAATTTATTATAAATATCGTCATACATTAGATTTAAGTATTAAACAAAATTATAAATATAAATGGATTGATTCACTAATGATTTTTAAAAAAAATAATCCTATATTTGGACGAAAAATGTATGGTATTAATAAAAATAACAAAAAATATATATATTTTAAAGATCCTATTAATAATGTTGTAAAAGATGGTTGGTTTAAAAATGATACCAATAGTCATTTAGATCATACAAACACAGAATCAGACGAAGAAATAGAAGAAGAAGAAACAGATATAGAAGAAGAAACGAGAGAAGAGGAAACAGAAGAAATTATAGAGGCAGTTGCAACTTTAGTAGTAAATACAGATGACGATAATGATAGTGATAGTGATAGTGATAGTGATGATAACTCATTAGATCGTATATTTAATAATAATACCACTATTATCGATCTTACTTTAAGGAGAATTTCTTTTACTGATAGTGATTCAGAGAATAATAGTTTACATTTAGATAATGATATAATTGAATGTTTATCAGACGATAGCATATCAAGCATGGAAACCAGTGATGTTGAATAATCACCATTTAGTTTTTTTTACATTAATTGATGGTCCTTGTCGTTTCTTTCCTTTTGATGGGTCATAAGCATCATCTTCATCATCAGAACCCATATTTTTAGAAATGTCCCAAAATTCTTTGGAACCTAATTTAAAATCTGGATGATTTTCTGCTTTATACCAAAAAATTTGATCCTGTAATTTGTTTGATTTTGAATTATTATTAATAACCAAACACTCGTAATTTTCAGTCGTTTGATCCATCACCGCACAAAATGCTTCTAATGTCGGAAACATACTCGCATAATTTTCCCATATACGTTTTCGATTTGTTAAATAAGGTTCTCTTAAAATGAATACATAATCAATATTGGTTCTTAAATTTGGAGGAATACCTAAAGGATATTGCATCGTAATTATTAACATTATTTTCCAATGACGACCATTCATAAACAATAATCGCATTAATTTATCTCGGGACCACGATTGATCATATAAACAATCGTCCATAATTACAAACGTCCGTGGGTCAATATTACATCGTTTATATGTTTCCAACTCTTTTTTCATTTGTTTTAATACCGTTTTCTGCCGCCGCAGAATATTCTCAATTATGATTGTATTATATTCTTCATGAATAAATAATTTGGGTACATGTTTAGCATAAAATCCATTACCTGCCTCTGTTCCGGATATAACAGTTCCTATAGGAACATCTTGATGATAAAATAATAAATCACGCACTAAAAATGATTTACCGGTATCACGTCTTCCTATCATTACAATTACAGGTCCTTTGTTTTCGGTTGATTTAAATGTAATATCACGCATACTAAATTTTTTTAATTCTAAAGTCATTATAATATATTATTTAGATTAATATATGATATCTTAAACGTAGACTTATACAATTAGTTTAAAAACCTATATTATTAAATATATATTTGTTATAATAAAATAAATAAATGACTGACTCTTCTAAATTTCATATTCATTATTTCAAAAATAATAGTATTGAACATACATATAATGAAAACAACTATACTCCTACTTCAGAAGATTTAGAATATAAATACAATCCTTTTGATATTTCAAATATTCAAATGTATAATCCATTATATAATTTATTTTTTTCATTAAATGAACATAATTATAATAAAATTACATTAAATCATAAATACCATATTATTAATAAAGATACTATTAAAAATACAATCAACAACGACCTTTTAAATCAAAATATATTTATTAAATGTTCACCACTTATTGATCCTATGAAATTTTTAATTGGTAAATATGAAAATAACCCATCCATACTCACTTTACCTACATTACATTCAGACAGTCATTCAAAATTATTAGATACAAATAATGTTTCTTATATTGATAATTTTTTTTATTACTTAACCAGTCAATTATTAAATCATCATCAATTTATTAATGGTTTGGATTATTATGGCTCTTACCTAGGTATTCAAAAAGTGTTCAAATATGATATTTCAGACGAGATTGATTACTATGATGATTCCTCTTTTTTTAATAATAATATTAATAAATTGTTTTTTATATCTAATAATGATGATTCATTACACACCGGTACTTACAAAAATAAAGAAAAATTAAATTTAACGGATGATTATAAACACAATATAACCTGCATTTCGTTACCTGAAATAAATAATACTTCTGATGTTGTAAATACTACAAATATTAACGAACTCTTAATTTATAATAAAACTTCTTCCAAATCCAATTCAAAATCTACAACGAAATCTAGTTCTTCGTCCAATAGTTCCAATAATAGTGAAACGAATTACAGTACAAATGATGATGATAATGATGGTTCTAATTCTGAATGGGAAACTGAAAGTGAAAGTAATGATTCCGATATATCTAACTCTATATGTTCATCGACAAATTCTTTTGCGTATATTCATAATTATCCTGTCCAATTTATATGTTTGGAAAAATGTAATGGTACTATTGATGATTTATTTGAACAAAAACTACTTGATGATAATAAAGCTTCTTCTGCCTTATTTCAAGTAATTATGTGTCTACTTTGTTTTCAAAATACATTTCATTTTACTCATAATGATCTACATACAAATAATATTATGTATATTCATACAGATGTTGAATATTTATTTTATAAATATAAAAATATCGTTTATCGTGTTCCAACCTATAATAAAATATATAAAATTATTGATTTTGGAAGAAGTATATATAAATACAATCATTTAACCTTTTGTAGTGAAAGTTTTTCCAAAGATGGTGATGCGAAT